AAGGTTGCTATATCTTTTCCTTCGCCTTTCCTGAGGACACGTCCGATGGACTGGAGGTTGCGAATGCGCGACTTACTTGGGGAAGCAAAAATAATATTGTGTAATCGTTTGATGTTAATACCAGTAGAGAAGGTGCCGTATGACGCAAGGATTACGGCATTGTCTTCAGTTTCAGTAAGTTGCCTTACCTGTTCTCTATCTTCTACATCAGTACCACCATGAACAAAAAATAGTTTTCGTTCGGGGTCTATGTTGTTATTTATCAATTCATAAAGTGGTTCACCATGCTTCTCGATATAGTTAAACAAGACAAGAGTGTTCCCTTCAATGTCTTTGACTAAATTTTTGATGAGGTTATTTCTACCAGGATGTGATACTAGATATTCCATTTCATCATGGTATGTGTCAAAATGCTGAGGAGCATGTTTACAGAGCAGCACTTTAATTCTAAATTTGCTAAGATAACCTGACTTGATAAGATCATCTGTTTTAGTAACTTGTTCACAATCACCAAACAATCCTTCCAGCACCCACTTATGAGTCTTGCTACCGTCAAGTGTTCCTGTAAAACCAAAACGATACTTTGCGTTATGCAACTTTGTCATGATTCCTGTAAGAGATTTTGACTTAAATAAGTGTGCCTCATCACCGATAACACAGTCAATATCATCAAAGTATCTCTTGGGAAATTTGTAGATGGATTGCCAAGTGGAAATAACAATTGGTTTGTCTGTATTTTTATCCTTGCCCGAATAAATTTTATGCACATAATCGTCAGCATTCCATCCGTACTCATTAAAGTCATTGACCATCTGTTCTACCAAGGACGTAGTAGGTACGATGATCAAAATTTTCTTGTTGGTAGCAGTATAGTATCTGACGAGGGAATAGATCATCAAACTCTTTCCACTGCCCGTAGGAGAAAGAAGTAATTTTCTATTATTTTTAATTGCTTCGTAAACTGCACGATACTGATAAACTCTTGGTTTGATTTCAGATCGTGTAATTTTATTCATAAATGTTTCAATGCCTGCATATGAAACAAAGTCATTAGTTTCTCTGACTTCTCCATACCAGTCATTTATTTCATATTCAACTTTATATTGTCGTTCGTCAGCCCACACCTGCAGGTGCTTCATCAGACCACCATAAAGGTCGCCTGTACCAGGAGAGTACAGACGAATGGTTCCATCCCAGTATTTGTATCTGGGGTTCTTCTTTAGGAACTTTGCTTCAGGAACTTCAAACGAAAAATAATCTGAGAGCTCCTGATGTACATGTGGCTCAGCAGATTGAATGGTAACGTATACTTCGTTTTTCTTCTTGATACTCAGGGTGGTCATCATTGTCCATTAACGAATTTCTCCCACTCAATGGCACTCTTGATCTGAAAACCTCTATTAGAAATTTGGCGCATGACTTGATCTAACCAGTAAAGCATCTGGTCTAAGTATTTGATCTTTGCCTCAAGGTTGATGATCTCTTCATCTGCCTCAAGGTAAGTTCTCATTTTTTCTGAAGTCTTAATGCTTGATCCGAATGGTTTAGCAGCATAGGTCTTAGCATCTGCTTCGCCTGAGTAATACTCACGCTTATTCTTTACCAGTTTGCGGGTCTCAAATTCCAGCGAGGTCTTGATCTGCTGAATGTCAGTGTAATGGTTTAAGTATTTATTATGTTGGAAAGGGATGGATAATGCGAGTTGTCCTAGATCTGTGGTATACTGTTTGTTCTTAAATTGAAAGTCAACTGCAGAATCTTCCGCCCAGTCTTCTCTCAGTTTTTCAAATTTATTACGTAGAGATTCAAAATTCATAGAGTATTAAAGTTTTTATCACGAAGGAAAAACCGCTGATGTTTAAATGTTACTTCAGCAGTAATGTATTCTACATCTGTCATTGTAGCATCAAATTGCAATCCACTTAGATATGTGGGGAATATATTTTCAAACTCAACAACAAAAGCTGGATTGTATTGAGACGTGACAATATGCAATTGTCCATTTGACATAATGTCGTTCTCGCTAGTTATCCGTGCCATTTGATCTGCGTTACCATTGTCTCGCATCCAAGCATGGATACTATTATAATTTTTTAAATCTTCGTCAACAATGAAACGCACAGAAAAATCCCCGAACGTTACGCCTCCACCAGGAATAACTGGAACACTCCTAAACCTTGTAGGAACTTCCGTTACTGGCATGTTAACGTCGGGGACATTTGCTGTTTGACAAAAGAAATCAACTCCTTCAAATTTCTCTAGTTTAAGGAGATAACCAATAGGGTTTAGAAAATTCCTATTGCTAGGTTGTTCCTTATACCATTCAGCGGACATGACAACTTCCCAAGCTACTTAATATTTAGTGGTTGTTTGGATCTAGTCCTAATTCAATGAGATACTCTGTCCACCAATCAGGATCTTTTTTTATCTTCCAATCGGGAACAGGAAGATTGTGAAGCGAATACCACTCGTTAATCGCTTCATCAATTTTCTCTGCTATTTCCAACCGCTTAATCCTCTTTTGTAAAATGTCCATCCGCATTGTTAAATTACAATCTTGAGCGAAGATAATAGTGGTGGGATTACTCCAATGAGTCGAAGTAAACCCTCAGCAAAAAGTGCGAGAACAACCCAACCAACACACATACTGATAATTCCAGCATTACGATTGTGTTTTCGTATGGCATCATCGATCATCTCCTGTACTTCTTTTTTGGTTGCCCACTCTGGTGGATCAATTTTTTCTTTTTGCCAAACCCACTTCTTAGGAGACATCTTCACTGTACCAGAAGTCTTCCCAATCAGCAGCAGAGTTAGTAACATCTTCCCATACTGGTTCATAAAATGGGCAAGGTTCTTCCATCATCATATTGTTTTTCATATCCAATACTCTCTTGTATAGTAATTTATAATTATTACCAGACATCTTCCTCCTCTTCGTCGTCGTAGAATTCGTAAGGACCGTGTTGCATACGCTTTAGTTTTTCTGTTTCAGCGCGATATGATGTTGCTTCTGATATCCAGATAGCAAGTTTCATTACAATAAAAACTATTGCTAGTGGTGACAAACAAAATAATAATACTAAAGAAGATTGATTCATGAACTATATTCTTGTAGAATATCTATGATTTTATTAAGACTGTGATGAGCACCATTTAACCATTCTTCACTAGCCTCATCGTATTTCCCTTCATACAAATCTGTTTTTAATTTAAACACTTTGGCATCCATGTCAACCTTGTGGACTCTTCCCCTAGGCATAATATTACAGCAATTTGCACTTCTATTTAAGCACAAAAAAAGGGACCCCATGGGGTCCCTGTGTTGATATCACAACTTATATCACATTAGGTTCGCAACACGAACTCTTCTGTAATACTGATTCTTAGAAGCGGTGAGTGCTTCAGCATCAGGTGTGCCTGCAGACGACTCAACGAATGGGTTAGCGACCATGCCGTAACGAGTCTTAAAGCCAATCTTAGGCTGGAAGGTCTCAGGGTCGATGCTACGGAGCATCTGGAGGGGTACATATGGGCAGTAGAATAGTCCACTGTCATAAGGTGAAGAACCCTTATAACCAACTACGTAGTAGTGGGTGTTGGAAACGTTAGCAGAGTAAGGATCAACAAAGACCTTAATGCGACCGTTCATGGTGCCGACTAGGAGATTACCAGTGTCATCAACTTCACCGATGGAAGGACCACCAGAACCGCTTAGACCTGAGGAATAGTCGAGTGTGCCAGACATGGCAAGAGCAGAAGCAACGTCAGCAGAAGTGACGATGAAGTTGCCCTTTCCTCTACGAGTCTCTTGTGCGATAGCGTTAGCATCGCGCTCGATTTGGAACATAAGTCCTTTGAACTTCTCAACCGACCAACGACCGTTGCTGTCAACGTCGAGGTCAAATACACCAGCGTTAGCAACGTTGTTCTGAGCACCAGGCTTAGCAACGGTGTAAACGGTACGAACAACCTCACGGTTGATCTCAGCAAGGATTTCGCTAGACAATAGGTTAGCGAGTTCCTGCTCTGCATCAAGACCGTGGATTGCCTTAAGGTCTTGTGCCAATTCTAGAGTGTACTCAGCGCGAAGAGCTCTGGTCTTAGCAGTGACCGCAGTCTTCTCGATGCTGAAGTCCATTTCGTTGAATAGGGTCGAACCCGATCCAAGAACTTCTGCTGTTTCTCTAGCAATGTTGCCTGCTTGGCGCTCGTAGTTAGCAGCAGTTGTGCCGCCGCCAGTGGCGTCGTTAAGCAGACCAGGGTTAGCATCAGTCGTGCCGCCATCGCCAAGAGGAGATACGGGATCGTTGTATGCACCAGGACCCTGTGTGTTTCCAGAGAAGTTGGTGTCAGGCTCGTTGTAGAGTGCCTCAGCGCCCGCTCTGGTGTTGTAGTGGCTCTTCATTGCGAAGATAAGTCCAGTAGGACCGCTCATGGGTTGAACGCCACAGATGTCGTAAGCAACCAAGTTGGGTGCTGCGCGACGGATAAGGTTGATCATTACAGGATCGAAACCTGCAAGTCCACCAGTCTTGGTGGTTAGACCAGAACCGCCTAGTGCTTGTCCACCAGCTGCGCTGATAGCTCCAACAGTACTAGCTTCGTTCATCATACCACGCTCTTCGCGTAGTGTCTTTTCTGTGTTTTCTAACAGAACAGCGGTAACAGCCTTTCTATAGTTGTCTTTGATGGTGCCAGCACCTTCATGACTTAGAACAGGGGACCACTTTTCGGTTAGAGCTTTTGAATTAAACATTTGTTTGCTCTTGTTTGAAAAATGTAAAGTTTATTATTAGGACCAGCGATCAAGTGCTTTCAGATACTGCGCCATTACTGGGTTAGAATCATCTACACCTTCGACTGGGGATTCATCAACAACTTCCGTTGGGGTAGCGATTGACTCTTTGAAGTAAGACTCCTTAATGGTTTTCACCTTCTTGGAGAATGACTCTTCAGAGACAAACTCTAGACCCTCAGCAAGTGCTGCGAGTTTTTCTTTCTGAGTATCTGCTAGTCCTTCTGACACGGTGGACAGAATATTGAGTTTGGCAGACTCATTAAGACGATTTTGTAATTTCACGTTTGCTTTGACCTGTTCGTCAAGGCGTGTTTCCATCTCACGAATAGATTCAGCCATACCTTCTACAACATCGACTTTCTCGTCGGGAATAGAAATGTAGTGCTCTTCAAAGAGACCCTTCAAACCTGCGATGAAGTCTGTAGTGATCTCATTTCTAATTCCACGGTCAATAGCAACTTGATTTTGCTCCATCCATTGACCAATGGCGTAGTTCACAGTGCCATCAACTTCCTCGGAAAGTTCTGCCTTAGCAGATTCTACTTGTTTTTCGAGTTCGTTAGCAAAGTGTTCTACAAGTCTGTCATACTCTTCAGAAATTTTTGCTTTAACAGCAGACTCAAAAATAGTCTTTGCTTTCTCAGCAAACTCTTCCGAGAGTTCTGTACCTTCTAGAAGTGCAGCAACGTCATCAGACATATCAATCTCAAAACCTGCTTTGATTGGATATGTGACGTTACCGCCCATCTTGGTGCCGTATGCTACTTCCGCGCCAACAGAGGGTGCAGCATCTTTTCCAGGCTTACCAGCGGTTGAGGTAACACTGCTATCTTGTGAGATAGGTGCCGCTGCTTTAGCGCCTGGGTTTTCAGCGCCATCTTCATCGTTACCGTGAAGAGGACCAGAGGTTGAACCACCTAGGTCTGCGGGAGCAGATTGTCCAGGAGCAACCGATGGTTGTACTGTTGGTGCAGGGTCCTTGCCGCCAGCCTTTGCAGTCTGAACGTCAGAAACCTGAGAGGGGTCACTACCAGTGCCAGGGATAACGTTAGCAGAAACTGTTGGCATTGGGTCGCCAGCTTCTACAATCACCTTTTGCTCGGTAACGAACTCCTCAAATTTTTCATTTAGCATATCTGACATTTGAGATTACCTCGTAATTTTCCGTATAATTAATCTAAGTTTATTTATAAATCAAAGTTTTCCGAGGAAATCCTCAAACACCTTGAGTGTTCTCTCTTCTAACTCACGACGCGGAGCGCCATTGATGTAACGTTGGTATTTATCAACTTTCGATTCCTTTAGAATACCGTTGTCCCATATCCATTCTTTACCTTCCATGATGCCATTAACAAAAGCATCAGGAGCAGAAGGATCTGCTACAATATCAGCAGCAGTTGTAAGCATGAAGTCATCGCGGACGATACTGCAGTCTTCACGCTTTTCGATGCTTCCCATACCACGGGATGAAACACCTAACTGAACTCCTTCACCAAGTAAAGACTTAGCAATCTGTCCCATGGGTGTATCAAGAATTTGTGCCTTACCAATGAAGTTATTTCCTTCAGAGCGGAGACTTGTAATTCTATGTGACACTCTATCAAGATTGATAGTAGGACCATCAGGATGACCGAGTTCTCCCAAAGCACGCTTGGTTTTTACATACTCTTCGTTATATCTCTCAACCTCACGGTCAAGAACTTCGAAGGGATACATGCGACCGTTGCGATTTTTAATCGCACCTTGCAGAAAGACACCTTCAATATACAGAAGTTTTTTTCCGTTCTTTTCCTCAGTGAGGATTTGTACGTTTTCAATCGTTTCCGTTATCAGTTTCATCGGTAGTTTCTGTTTCGGTGGGTTCATCAAAGAATGAATTCGCAACAACCTGTTTGTATTGCGCCATAGCATCAGATGCCTTAGCAAATAAAAGATCATGAATAGCATCAATAGCAGACGCTCTATCACTATCGTTAATTTTATTTACAATACTTCCAACAGTATTTGTTTCTGTTTGGTCAGACATAATATTAATTCAGTATAATTTATTTATTATTTGTAGAAGGTGAAGGCATTTTCTTTGCCTTAGATACTTCTCTTTCTGCCGCAGCATCAGCAGAAATTGCCTCTCTTTCTGCAGCATCTTGCGCTTGCTGATCCTGAATTTCAGGAGCAAGGGCAGTGTTTGCTGCTGTCATTTGAGCCATAGCATTTGTTTCTGCTGGATCAATAGAGAGACCAGAAGCAATCTCTCCTTTCATCTGCTTATCGATATCCACATACTCAGAATCTTTTTGACCTAAGATATTTTTACGGATATACTCAACGGAGAAATACTTACCAACGAATGGGTCCATCTGAGTGACAGTCATCATTCTCTGGTTCATCATCTCAATCTCTTTTAGTTCATTGAAATGATTATCAAAAAGGAAGTCATACTGAATATGCTCCTTCATATCATCCCAATCTTCAGGAGAGATTACTCCTTTGAGGATAAGTTGAGTTTTGAGAACGTCGTCAAATAACTCTGAGAATCTCTTGCGGAGACGACCAATGAACTTCGTGAATTTAAGTTCGTCACGGAGGACTTCAGTTGTCTTACCGAGATTGAATCCTTTATTATCGTCTGTGAGACGGGAAGGAGGAAGATTGAGAGAGTTATAAAGTTTCTTTTTAAAATACTCAACGTCCTTAAGTTCTCCAAGGTTCTGTCCTCCAGGCA